CGTATTATCTGATGGAAAAACTTTATAATATACTTTATAAAGGGCGTAAAATTTATATGAACCTCAGTGCTGAAGAATGTACTGAGGTTCTTCAAAACTTCTCAGAGCGTTTTTACTCGGGAGAAGAAATTGATCCAACTGAAATTGAAATGGAGGAAATCTTAAATGGCTAAAGGTGGCGGAAGTAGTAAGGTATTATTTCAAGCTGGAGCGCCGAAGAAAACTCGGCAAGGACGCTCTGCTCGTACATTACTCAGTGCGACCTCTCGCAATGGTAAAAAGAAAAAATATCGCGGGCAAGGTCGGTGATTCAATTGAATCCTCAAATCCCAGTCATTACTCCAAAAGGTAATGGTTGGGCTTTTTTTATGATTGATCGTTCTCAAGAACATGACTTGGAATGGATTGTCTTTCTAGATAGTAATGGTGAATGTTGGACGTTTAAGAACTCTGATATTCGAATTCAAAAGAACTATACGCTTCATCGCAATCATGTAGGTTTATGTACCACCTAGATTCTCAAGATGAATGGAATTCAATTCATAATGAAGATCTATGGGTATATAACAAACTGTTCTTAAATCATCGTCTGGGGCATCTCTGTGGACCTGTGGGATGCCCTGTTCCTTATTCAGGTGATTATATCGTCCGACCAAGTATTAATCTGCTTGGTATGGGAAGATCTTCTCGTATAGAGCAAATCGAAAAATATACAGATCACTTTCATCCAGCAGAATTTTGGTGTGAGATTTTTGAAGGACAACATCTGAGTGTTGATTTTCAAGATAAAGAATCTAAATTAGTTGTAATTGGAGAAAGAAACTTCGATAGTCCACTATATAAATGGAAAAAATGGACTCGGATAGATCAAAAAATACAATTTCCAAAAATTTTAGAAGACTTAAAAGGTCATTATGAATGGATTAACTGTGAATTTATAGGTGAACACCTTATTGAAGTGCATTTTAGGCAAAATCCAGACTTTCGTTATGGTAATTCAGTTGCGATTCCCGTTTGGAAGGGAGAAAAAGTGCAAAAAATAGAAAATTTTACCTTTATTGAAGATGAAGACTACCTAAGATCTGGTTTTTATATTGATTCACGGGATAGCAACCCCGTAAAAAGTTCTGATTTTATAAATCAGGAGCAAAAAAATGACCAAACAAGTTGATAAAGACCAAAATTTTATGAAAAATGAGTGGGGAACACAATATTTGTCAAGTGAATACGGTTGGGAATCAAAAATAGAAAAGCAAAAGATGCTTCGTGAAATTGCAAATGATGATTTAACACCTAAAAAACATGATTTCTTTCACCAAAACGAAATTCACGCAAAAATTCGTAATGATGAAGATTATGATGACTGGGATTATGGTACTGAACCACTATATGAATCCAAAAATCCCGAATAAATAAGACAGAATTATACTATTCAATGCCTCTAGAAAGGGTCAGTCAAGGATTTAAAGACATTAGTATGTCATTTCAGGTTAATCCCCTGAATAGTGACTTGATTGCCCTTAAAAATGAATCTTCAATCTCTCGTTCAATTCGAAATATTGTGTTTACAATTCCTGGAGAGAAATTTTTTAATGAAAATTTTGGTTCAAACATCTCCAGGACACTTTTTGAAAACGTTGATGATATTTCTGCATCGGTGATTGTTGATGAAATTAAACAATCTATACAAAATTATGAACCAAGAGTTCAATTGATTGATGTTCAAGCATATCCAGATTATGACAACAACTCTTTTGATGTAACAGTGATTTACAATATCATTGGAGCAGATGTCCCAGCACAACAACTACAATTTGTATTGCAACCTACAAGGTAAATGCCACTAGTAAACTTTACAAATCTGGACTTTGACCAGATTAAAACAACGCTTAGAGACTATCTCAAAGCAAATTCAAACTTTACAGACTATGACTTTGAAGGGTCTAACCTTTCAACGATTCTTGATGTTCTGGCATATAACACCTATATCACTTCATATAATGCAAACATGGTTGCAAATGAAGTGTTCATTGATAGTGCAACACTCAGAGAAAATGTCGTTGCACTTGCAAGAAATATTGGATATGTACCACGTTCAAAAAAAGCAGCAAGAGCAACAGTAAGTTTTTTTGTAGATTGTTCAAGTATCACACCAACTCCAGTTTCATTGACTCTTAAAAAGGGTCCTGTAGCAAGCACATCTGGAACATTTGGAAATCAATCCTTCGTCTTCTCAATTTTAGAAGATATTACGGTCCCTGTTTTTGATAATATTGCAACATTTAATGATGTTCCAATTTATGAAGGAACATTATTAACTTCTAATTTTACATATACATCTAGAAATCCAAATCAAAAATACATACTACCGAACTCGGGAATTGACACAGATCTTATTTCCACAATTGTAAAAAATAATCAGCAATCATCAGTTTCTGTAAAATATAATCGCCAAGACAGTCTTTTTGAAATTGATAAGGAATCTGAGATTTATTTCTTACAAGAAATTGAAGATGAGAGATATGAATTAATTTTTGGAGATGACGTGTTTGGAAAAGCACTTCAAGAAGGAAATTACATAGAAGTATCATATATTACTACAAATGGCGACTCTGCAAATGGAGTCAGTCAGTTTTCTTATTCTGGAAGATTGACATATACAAGAAATTCTACAGAATATACAGTTACTTCTGGCGTATCTCTATTAACTACTGGATTAACTGCATCGGGTGGTGAAAATATTGAATCGGTAGAGTCTATAAAAAAATATGCCCCAAGAATATATTCTTCGCAAAATAGAGCAGTAACTGCAAATGACTACGAAACTCTAATACCAGCGAAAATTTATCCCGAAACAGAATCAATATCAGTTTTTGGTGGTGAAGAATTAATTCCTCCACAATATGGAAAGGTTTTTATTAGCATTAAACCCAGAAGTGGGGATTTCCTTTCAAATCTAGTAAAAGAAAATATCAAACTAAAACTTAAAAAATATGCTGTTGCTGGAATTGTTCCAGAAATTTTAGATTTAAAATATCTTTATATTGAAACTGATTCTAAGGTTTATTACAATACAAATCTTGCACCAAGTTCTTCATATGTTTCGAGTATAGTTCAATCAAATGCAAATAAGTACGCAGAATCAACTGAATTAAATAAGTATGGTGCTAGATTTAAATATAGTAAATTTTTAAAAATTATTGATGAAAGTCATGAATCAGTGACTTCTAATATTACAAAAATTCAAATCAGAAGAGATCTTAGAGTTTCTTTGAATAGTTTTGCCGAATATTCTATCGGGTTTGGGAATGAATTTCATATTAATAGTATGAGTGGTTACAATATAAAATCTACTGCCTTTAGAGTAAGTGGAATTTCTCAAGATGTTTATCTATCAGACATTCCAGATACAAATAGAAATACGGGATCTATTTTCTTATTCAATATTCCAAATACTTCTTCAACTTCTCCAACGATATTGAGAAGAAATGTTGGGACAATTAACTATAAGTCTGGAATTATTACTCTTAATCCTGTTGCCATTACCTCTGCCAAACAAAAAAATGGACAACCAATTATTGAAATATCAGCAACACCAAAATCAAATGATATTATTGGATTACAGGATTTATATTTACAACTAGATATTAGTAAGAGTAATTTTGAAATGGTCATCGATGAGATTTCATCTGGATTAGATCCTTCAGCATCAAATTACATCGTATCATCAAGCTACACCAACGGGAATTTAGTAAGATCATAATAACATGACAGAAAAGAGAGTTCAGTTCAGCAACATCGTTCAGAATCAACTTCCTGCTTATGTAAGGGAAGAGTTCCCATTAATATCTGAATTTCTTTCCCAATATTATATTTCTCAAGAATTTCAAGGTGCTCCTGCTGATCTAATTCAAAATATAGATCAATATGTAAAAGTTGATGAGATTACAAATACTACGGATTATGTATCTCTAGGATCTAGCATCACAGACATTGATACTACTATTCCAGTAGATTTATCATTAAATCAAGAAGGAACATTAAATTTTCCAAATTCATATGGATTAATTCAAATTGATAATGAAATAATTACATACACTGGAATTACTGCAGGTTCTTTTACTGGTTGTATTAGAGGATTTAGTGGAATAACTTCTTATACTACTCAAAATATTCCAGATCAATTAACATTTAAATCTACAGAATCTGTCGCACACGCTAAAGGGTCTAGAATTGTCAATCTAAGTTCTTTATTCCTTAAAGAATTTTTGTCAAAAACAAAGTACCAACTCTCACCTGGATTTGAAGAAAGATCTTTGTATGCTGGATTAAATCAATCCATCTTTTTAAAACAAATTAAAGATTTTTATCGGAGCAAAGGAACCGATGAATCTTTCAAAATTCTCTTTAAAGTTTTGTATGGAAGAGATGTTAAAGTTATTAGACCTAAAGAAAATCTTTTTAGACCATCAGATGCCAATTATAGATTAACTAATGATATAGTTGTAGAGAGTATTTCTGGAGATCCTTCCGATCTAACGAATCAAACTTTATATCAAAATGAATATAGTTCTATTCCTTATGCTCGCAGCCCAATAACTTATGTTGAAAAAATAACATCTAGTGCTGGCAATACTTATTATAAACTTAGTTTGGATGCTGGATATAATCGAGATGTAATTTCTAATGGTGCCACTATTGGAAAATTTACAGTTCACCCCAGAACAAAAATAGTTGGTCCAGTTTCTGTAGGAACAACTGTTTTTGATGTGGATTCTACTGTAGGATTTCCTCCAAATGGAGAACTTTTAGTAAATTATGGGGATCAGACTACAGGTACTGTTACTTATACTTCAAAATCATTAACACAATTTTTTGGTTGCTCTGGAGTATCCAAAACTATTTTAGATTCTGCTTCCGTAGGAATCAATACATATGCCCAAGCACTTACTCCTAATGGGTCTTTAGTAAAATTAAGAGTAACTTCAGTTTTAAACTCTACAGAAATTTTAGGAAGTACTAGATATCATTATAAAAATGATACTTCTGTAATTAGAACTTTAGGTGTCAAAGTTGATGATGTTGCATCTAAAGATTGGTTTTATAATATTCCTATTTCATATAAAGTTAAATCAATTGTTTCTCGTGGAACAAATGATACTTATGATATAACCACCCAAAATTCGAATATTTTAAAAATTGGAGATAAGATTGATATAATTTCAAGTTCTGGTTCTAAAAAGACATCTACTATTATTGATGCAATTTCAAGTTCAACTTTTACAGTAAATGGGCAAGGTTTATTAAATGTATCAGATACTTACACTATCAAAAAGAGCATACTTAAAGCAAGTTCCACTTATTTCCCTAATGTTTCGATAATAAATTCAAATGTCCAAAACACATATAAATTAGGCAATAGAACTTTAATTTCTTCTCCCTCTATCCCATCTTATTATAATCAAACACTATCAACAACTGATAGATCTGTCATTTTTTCCGGTGCTTTTTCTG